AGGTTTATGAAACACGCAGAGTGTATGGTGTTATGGCAGGATTTGATGAGCCACAAAAAATTATTACAGGTTTACAGTTGTATCAACAAGGTATTATTGACAAACAAACACTCCAGGAAAATATGGATGGTTTAGATAATATTACAAAGATACAAAACAGAGTTAATAAAGAGAGAGCAGAAACAGTTTTATTTGAAACTCTTATGGCACAAGCCTCACAAGGTGACCAAAAGGCACTTGTTGCAGCTATAGAGATTAGAAAAAATCCACAAAGAATGTCTGAAATATTAGACAAATACTATACTGCAGAGGGAGAAGAACCTAGCGAAGAAGAACTAGCTATGTTAATGGCTTCTCAACAACCACAAGGTGGAGTTCCTACTGGTCCACCACCTGGTTTAGCACAAGTGTTATCACAAGTGGCACAACAGGGAGGACAATAATGTCAAAAGAACCATCAGATAAAATGAGAGAAACTAATGTTAAATTTTATGACATTATCAATTCAGAAGATTGGGATTTAGAATTAAACAATATTGATGAAGTAGATGAGTTTACTCCACCAATAATGCAATACTGGATGCCAACACCACATCCTAAAGTTTTTATTCGTGTTGATTTTACTGTAGAAGATGCAGATGAAAACGAAGAGTTAAAAAAGTTTCTAGGTGGATTAGATGATTACTTTAATGATGGAGGGTTCTATGGTTAGAAAACCAAAGGCTTTAAAACAAGCAACAGATGCAAAACCAGACCCTGCATTTCAAGATTTATATATACCTAGAAAAAAAGGCGACCCAACAGGACAATCACAAATAATAAACGACCAAGAAGACCAGTTAGATTATTCACTACCTACAGAACAATCTGCTGCTGTTGAACAACAAATAGCAAGAACATCAAGCCCAATATCATTAGGACAACCAACTAGATTTCCTAGTGAGCCAAATACAGCAGGTATAACACAAGGACCTGGCGTAGGAAGAATGGGTGGTTCTCCACAAGTTACTGATTTAGATGCTTATTTGTCTGGATTGTTAAGTAAATACAATGACCCTATAATTTTAGAATTGATAGAACAAAAAAACGCATCACCTGTTGAGGAGAAAATTACAAGACAAAGGGAAGTTTAATGCGTAGATATGGTTTGCGTTTTTCGCTGTCTGACATTCAAAGGCAAAATGCCGAAGAAACTTATCAACGAGCAGTTTCGTTTGACAAAGGTGTAAAAGAAACAAGTCCTGATTTAGCACAAAACATTTCTAATTTATCTCTTTCATATCCAACAATACCTAAAGAGATTTTGCCTTATGTAGCATTAAGTGGTGTTACTGCAGAAGACCAATTAGCTTTAGACTTAGCTAATAGAGCAGCAGAAGTTGTAGCTAAAAGAAATACAGAAAATATTGTTACACAAGTAAATCCATTTAAGCGTGGTGTACAACTTGGTTTCTTAGGATTAGATGCTACATTTCAAAATATATCAAGAGGTTTTAAATCGGCTGTTGTTGCTGCACAACAAACTGGTAGGTCAGTTCCAGGCGTTGTAGCTGCTGCTACTCTAGGTGGAATTGGCGAAATAATTATGCCACAAGATGAAGGTGATGAAGGTAGAACTACAGCTAATTTTCTTAATCGTGTATATGGTGGTGGAGTAGGGGAGAAGTTTAAACAAGCAAGAGATGCTTATGGTGTAAACGAATTTAGATTAGCATTAGAACAAAGTAGACAAGGTAAACCTCTTAACTTAGGTACAGGATATATTCCTAAATCAATAGACCCTACACAAACACAAGTTTATTTAGATGAGATAAGAAGAGGTAAATCACAAAGTCAAGCTACACAAGCTGCTGTAAACAGGTATGGTTTGCCTATTACACAGTTGTATGATTTAAGAGAAGATAGATACAAGTACACAACAAAAGAAGGTACATCAGTAAATATATCACCAGGTCGTATTGTTGCTGTACAAATGGCAGAGCCAGGTTCACTTGGTTACAATGTCGTATCTGGAATAGTTGATGGTGTTTTTAGACTTGCAGGTGACCCAACGAACTTAGCGTTGATGTATGGTGCAGGTGTAAAAACAGCCATGAGAACATTAATATCTGCTAATCAAAAAGCTATTAAGTCAGCTAGTCCAACAACTACATTTCTTAAAAGTTTTTTACCAGGAAAAACTGGTAGATACAATCGTACTTTATATTATGGAAGAAATGTAGATGATATACGACAAACTAAATGGGGTCAAGACTTTGGTAATGCTATAGCTAAATTACAAGGTGATGAAGGTATGGCTTTTCTTAATGACATTGAAGAGTTTGATGCAATACCTGCCTCTGTAAAAGAAGTTTTGTTAGCAGTAGATGACCCATATCATGTATGGGATATATTAGATATTGTTGCTAAAGGTGGAAATTTAACAGACACACAGTTTGATAATGTATTTAGTATCTTAAAAGAATATGTACCAAAAAATGTACAAGCAGAATTAGATAGAGTAAGAGAACTGTCTGTCAACAATCTTAATTTTGGTTTAAATGCTATACCTGCACGACCTACAGCTATGGGTGAATTGTTTAATACAATGTTCAAAATAATGGGTGGTAGTACAGATGTAGCACCACTTAGAAAGTTTGCAGGATTATTTGTATCTAAAGATGACCCTGCTAGAGGATTGCTTGGTGCAGGAACGCAATTAGGAAGAAATAGGTTTTTTCCTCGCCATGTAAAACGAGCTTTGCAACTTAGACCAGAAACAACAATGGTTATTAATGACATAGAACAAGCCTCTAAGAATGCTAATGATATGTTAAAACTAGCGTTTGCAAATGCTAAGACAAGAGGTGCTTTTTCACGAGAAGTGTTACAAGCTACTACACAAGCAGAACTTGATGAAATTACATTTAGAATAAATCAAGCTATAGCTAAGTCTGTTGGAAAACAAAACCCTAATCTTAAAGTAGATGTAGAAGATTTTGTTAAACAACAGGAAAACTTCCACTCAGAAATAGAAATGTTAAGAGATTTTTTTGGAAACAGTGCAGGTGGTTCTATTGCTTTCAATGGTGTAAAAATAAAAAAACGAATAGACAAATTAATTCCAGATATACAAAAACATTTTGAGCTTACTGGTATAGAAGTAAAACCAGAAGATGTAAAACGATTTGTATTTGAAGCAGTACCTAGTATGCACTTAATTTCACAGTCTTCTAAATCATATTTAAGTCAACTTATTGACCCTAGAGATATTATTCAAGCTACAAAAGCACATCAAACTCTTATTGGACCTGCAGATAGTTATTTACGAGCATGGGCTAATAAACCAAGACAAATAGCAGATATGAATTGGGCTGATGCTTTGAAGATACCTAGAAAAGCACTTATACAAAACTCTACTGCAGGAAGACTAACTTTAAAACCTAAAGGACCTATTGATAGTTTGTTTGATGATTTACAGAACAAATTATTAAAACCTGCTTGGATGTTTCGTTTAGCACTTATGTTGCGTATTGCACCAGAAGAAGCATTACGAGCAGCATATGGTGGAAAGATAAATGCCTTTACACATCCATTACGCAGATTAGCTATGACATCTAACAAATCATTAGGTTGGTTTGGAGAGAGAACTAGAGAGGACCAAGTTGCACAGTTTTATAACAACTTAGGAGAAATAGTATTTACTACACAATTAAGTCCTGATGATATTGAGTTATTAAAAGTTCTTATTGATGTTAACACATTAAAGAAATTTCAAACTATGGAATATCCTTCTATAGAAAAGTTAGTTAAATCATATCTACTAGGAACTAATTACAATGGACAAGTTTCTGATTATATGATTAACGCTGCTATTAACAATGTCAATCTAAAAAGTTTTATTAAAGAAGGTGTACAAGAAAGCAAGTTAACTATTGGTACTAAGAAAATAATAGCACAAGCTAAAGGTGACATTATTGGATATGATGACAAATTGTATTCATCTATGGGCGAGGCTATAGAAAAAACAGGTGGTTTTAGTGTTGATTTAGATGCAGCAAAATATTTAGATTTAGAAAAAAGAGCGCCTTCAGATGCAGAAGTATTTGTATCTACTTATAAAGAAAAAGAGTTTCCATTAGGAAGAATAGATGAAATAACTGCTAAAGCTAATGAACAAAATGTTTCTATTGCAGATTATATAGATAATCAAATAGACAATTTATTTTTTGATGAAGAAACATTAGCGTTGTTATCTAAAGAAAATCATGTGCTTGGTGTATACACAGATAATGATGGTGTCATAATGCTAGATGTAGCTGTGGGATTTAAAGGAGAAAATGCTATAGATAACGCTGTGTTTTTAGGTATGAATAGTTTTCAGGAAAGTATCTTTGTTTCTCCTAAAGGTAGAGAAGCTGCTGTACAAGCAGGTTATAACAATGTTATGACATCAGATGGATTTATTTATCTTTACAGAAAACAAGCAAAAGAAGGAGAGTTGTTAACAGGTGGTGCTGCTGCTATTGACTATGACAGCGTTATTGCAAAAGAAGTATTAGAAGTTTTATATAAAAATAACTTTGATGCTTTATCGCTAAAAGTATCTGATGTAGAAGGTGCTGCTAGAGGTATGCCTGATGGAAGTTTATTTAGTGGAGATGAAACATATCAAATGTCTATGGGCGAAACTGCTGTTATAGAAGGATTGTTAGGTAATAGAAAAGACTTAGTAGAAAACTTATTTTTAAGAGTAGATAAGAGATTACCAAATGGAAATATAAATCCACAATATTGGGAAGGACTATGGACAGAAATAGGTGAAATACTTGCACCAGACCCAATAGTTGTACGACTACTTAATTTAGGTAAAGATGAAATGATGGATTATTTAAGAACAAAACCTTCTGGCAAGAGATTATTAAAAGAGTTTGTAGAGAGAAGTCATAATCCAGATGACATAGCATTTCTTACAGATGACAAAGCACTAAAAGAATATTTAGAAAGTGTTGAATACAGAATAGGTATTGCAGTAGGAAACCCTACAGCTAGAATACTTGACCCATTTACAGGTAAAGAATTAGATGCGAGTATGACAAATAGAATATGGTGGAGAAATAAACAAAAAGTATATCCTAAGTTTGAAGTAGATTTATCACATAAAGTTTCTAATACTAAACTATTTCAATTTATAAAGAATGGTGGTTTTTTAGAAGGAAAAGATTGGGTTAGATATAAAGAACATATCAATACTCTTCCTAACCTAAGACAAAAAGGCGCTGCTAATCAGAAGTTTTTTGAGGAGTTTATAGCATTATTTGATGACCAAGTTAATGGTGCAGACTTAGGACCAAAAACAGTTGCTAGAAGATTTGATTTAAAGAACAGAGTTAGTGATGATGGAACAATTATTGCAGGAGAAAAAATATCTGCAGCAGGAATGATGGAAGATGTTTTATACAGCAACAATAGTGGTTTAGATAGGTTAGACCCATTATTAGATGCAGGGTACAACTTGTTAATATCTAAACCTTCTAACTGGTTAAATCGTGACCCACTTTTTAGATACGCATTTTATGACAATGCAAAAGAAGTTATGAGATTTATGGATGAGGCTACTACAGCAGAGTTTCTTAAAGGCGCTAAGACTTGGATTGAAGGAGATAAACTTTGGGATGAGTTGTTAGCTATTGCTAAAGAACCTAAATTAGAAAATACAGTTACGAGCTTAGAACAAGCAGAACAATTATTAAAACACGCTGCTATGAATGAAGTAAAGACATTGTTCTATTCAACATCACAAAGACATATAGCATCTGACTTGTTTTCTAAATACATACCATTCCCAGAAATATGGGCAGAGGTATTTAAGACTTGGGGTACTTTAATAGTTGATAATCCACAGAAGTTTAACAGAACAAGAATAACTGTAGACAATGGTACAGAAGCAACACCATGGGATGATGAGAATGGCTTTTTATCTACAGACCCTAGAACAGGAAAACTTATGTTTAACTATGTTGATGCTTTTAATATATTGACATTAGGAACATTTAAAGCACTAGGAAAGATTACAGAAATGGCAGGAGTTAAAGATGCGTTGCCAGATATTGTTAAATCACCATATCAAACTACAGTATTTGGTGAAGATTTACAAGATGAAGGTGTACGAGTTACTGCACCTGGATTTGCTGCAGGTCTTAACTTAGTTGCACAGAATGGTTTTGCACCAGGATTTGGTCCTCTTGTACAAATGCCAATGAAGTTCTTTATAGATAAATTTGGCAGTAGTAAAGCATTTCGTAAATTCTTTTTAGGAGAGTACGAGAGTTCTGGAAAGATTACAGATACTGCACAACCTGCATGGCTTAAAAAGTTCAGATTGTTATTAGCAGGAGAAAACATTGTAGATAAAGACTTACAAAGAACATTCGC